TGTACGAGATAGAAGCACATGGTGTAGATATAATTATTGCTATAGGTAATATTAAAAACACATTTGAACCTGATAACATTTCGTATTTTCCCATTTATTTAGTGAAACATAATAATAAAGTAATACAGATAGGTGTATATGAATTACTCGCAGATAGATACATAGATTATCTTGACGAAAACAGCAGTTTAGATTTAGAAAAAATGAGTATTACACCATTATTGTATACTTTTGTAAATAAGAATATGTTGGAAAAATTAAGATTGGTACCCGATGATTCAGCCCTTACTGAGGATGATGATGATGATGATGATAATGATGGCGACATGGGTGAAGATGATGAATACGGAATGAGTGATGGTGACGAAGACAGCGAGTATGAGTTAACTGGTGGAGGTAAGGGAAGAGGTAAGGGAATAGGTAATGGTAGAGGTGACGCTAGTGGTATGGATTCTAAAGCCATTTACGGTAATATACCTGAAAATCGAGAAACTGTATTTAATTTGTCATCTAGTACTTTGGTACCTAAAATACTGAAAGAAGAAACTCAAAAAAGGGCACTAATTATTAAAAAAAAATATCAAGAATCCGATGAAGATGTATGGTTAAATAGATTTATGAAAAATCCGAATTATACGATTATAGAAAACGATGATACAACGGATAGTTTGCTTACTGTTTTACGTGATGCGTTTGCTAGCGTTGGACAACAAACCACTATTACTAAGTTGAGACATCACTTAGCCAAACACATAGATAAATACTTTTTTGATGATCTAAAAATGCAATATGATATGCATAATACATCAGTAATAGAAGATACCCAACAAATCAAGAGCTTAGCAGAGGACTACAGTAATATTAAAAAAAAATTCACCAACACCAAAGACAGAAATGAACAGAAAATACTATTAGTAAATGCTAAAAAAATAAAAGAACAACATGATAAATTGGTCGTGGAAAAAAAACTGAGTACGCAAATTTTGAGCGAACTACAATTCATGAAGAACATTCATACTCTTGAATCGTTACAAAAGGAACTTCAAAAGAATAATTTTAAAATTAATCATTTTATTATACCTATTATAGAGCGAATACTTAACATCAAGTTTATCATTATTTCAAAGGTCGGATATGATAATGGCGATATTAGAAATATTATGGTTTGTGGTGATTTAGATGATGAAATTAAAGAAAAAGGGTTATTCAATCCTGAGTTTTACATAATGGTTGTTCAAACAGAAAGCGTATATGAGTTAGTAGAATACAAACACAAATCTCTATTGAAATTTCTAGAGTTGCCTTATGACATTAAGCATCTAATTAACGATAAATGTATGGAAAATAATTCAGGATGCTTTTCTCTTATACCTGATTTCCAAATATTTAGACGTGATAATCGTCAGAATCGTCAGAATGGAAAAAGAAATGCAGGCAAAGATGACCATGATATAAATGAACTAAAATGTAGGGGGATTTATGACGATAATATAGTTTTTCAATTTTATCCTAATTCTGTGAATAAGATTCCTGGTAAGGGTTCTGGTGAAAAAATTCCGAATGAGAGAATTATTGAATTCAAAGAGTTAGCCAGCGTGCCTGATTGGCGAAAAAGGATGTCAAACTATTGGATTGAAAAGAACGAAGAGGATGAAATAATACCATTTATTTTGGATGACCATAAATGGGCAAGTGTGGAGCATTATTATCAAGGATGCAAATTCAAAAAAGAAAACCCCCAATTTTATTTGAGCTTCTGCTTAGATTCGGGTACTGAATTATCAAAAGATTCGTTGATGGCAAAGGGTGCAGGATGTAGGAGTGGAAAATATTGTGGTAAATTAATAAGACCTAAAGAGGTGGGTATTGATGCCGATTTTTATGGTGATAGATACCTCTCGGAACTAGAGGCCGCGCAATATGCTAAATTTTCTAATATTCCTAGATTCCGAGACATGTTATTGGCTACTAATAACGCTAAGTTATGCCATTATGTAAAGAGTGACCGCCCGAAACCATATGATACACTTATGATTGTTCGTAATAAACTAAGAGCACAGCGCAATATTTTATAATAGATAAGATGTGTATGTGTCTGTGTGTGTGTGTGTGTGTGTGTGTATGGATGTGTATGATTATATATAACTAGAGTGTTATACTGAGTTGTTATACTGAGTTGTTATATATAATTAGGTTGTTATAATCTCACGTTTATCAAATGTATAAATCATTTACTTGTTGAATAATTTTGTAATATTCGATACACATGAGGTAGTTTTCATTTGTTTTAGTAATGTGAGTAATAAAACACACGAATCTACTAGTTGGTCTAATTCACCTTTTGTAATATCGATTATTTTTTCTTCGATGAGCTGATTAACGCAAAATTTTAATAATTTACCACAAAATTCCGCAATCTCGGTTTTTGACATTTTCAAATCCTTCACAGAGTATATCAATTGATACAATTCTTGAACAAGTAAAATAAGAACAGGTACATCTTTGCTGTCAATCTTACCATCCTTGATAATTTTTTGAAGACACAAAGTTATACTACTAAAAATGTTGGGACTTACTTCCAATAATTTCAAGATGATTTTCTGGGTATCTTCATCTATTTCTACGACAGGTGTGCTATTGTTATTCAATACGATTTTTAATAATGACGCAAGCAATTCATCATTACTAAGTGTCTGGTTGCTTTCGGTCAAATCGATTGGTGTTTGAACCTTGTTTGAATCAGATACTTCTACAACGACCTCTGGCACATCGACCGTTAGCTTTTCTTCTGTTTTCGACATTTATTATATTATTTTTTGAGAAAAAAATATAATTATTAATCTATTTTTATTAATTTGTATTTATTAATGTATTTCTAAAGAAGACAAATAAATCACCACATCCTGAAAAAAATTATTTAGTATCCTCTGCCTGGTGGGTTGCCGTATCCAGAATTACCAGGTGGGTTATATCCTCTGCCTGGTGGGTTGCCGTATCCAGAATTACCTGGAGGGTTATATCCTCTGCCTGGTGGGTTGCCGTATCCAGAATTACCTGGAGGGTTATATCCTCTGCCTGGTGGGTTGCCGTATCCAGAATTACCTGGAGGGTTATATCCTCTGCCTGGCGGATTTCCGTATCCAGAATTACCAGGTGGGTTATATCCTCTGCCTGGTGGATTTCTACGATAGGGAGTGGCTGTTGCCGCTAATGCTGCTTTTTTATAGTTTGGACAGTTTGTACCTTGTGAATTTATCTTTGAGTTAATACCATCTGGACAACATCCATAAGTAGTTTGTGTGCAATTACCAGGTGCTGTGTTCGTAGACGCATTTTGCATCGATAAGTAATTCAAAACAATAAAAAATATTAACACCAACGTTAAAACAATAATCATAATCTCATTTATCATGTTTATATTAAATAATTATTTTTTTATTTTTGTGGTTTATTTTTTTAGTTTTTTTGTACTATTTTTTTATTTTTTACTTCTTGTAATGTTGTTTGATTTACGCTTATTAATTTTCTGTTTTTTTGTTCTATTTTTGGTTCGATTTTTATTTTGTTTTTTGGTTCTATTTTTGGTTCGATTTTTGGTTCTATTTTTGGTTCGATTTTTATTTTTTCTATTTTTGGTTTTATTTTTACCTAAACCTCCCAATACTAAAGGTATAGTTATAATATACGCAACAGAAGAACCTACAGCGAACGCATCATTAACTGAACCTGGCTTAATAGATTTTTTATCTTCTTCTTCTTCTTCTGAATTAAAGTATTTATCTACACCTTTTATTCGGTCTTTATTTTTAAGAGTAGAGTAAAACTTAGTGTTTAAGGGGTTGTTAATTTCATTACTAATATCAAATTTTACGTTGTTATACTTAATTATTATTGATAACCCATATGTATTCTTTTTAAGATTAGCATAAAAGACATAATCTACCACACCATGTGTGTTTTCAGGGTCAAAACTACCTGAATCATCAGTAATTACAAATTGGGTCGCAAAATGTTTAACAAATGTTTCTGATTGTTTAGTTATTTCAATAAATTGTTTGGTTAAAATTTGTGAGACAAAGAAAACCTGATGAGGATTAAAAAGAATGTTTAGTTTTTTAGTAATAAGATAATTTAAATTTATTGTAAAATCCTGTATTGATAGTAAAGAAATTTTATTAATATTATCATAATTTGGTTCCATACCATTCTTACGATAGAGATTCTCTAATAAAGAATAGAAAGTATCTGCAGCGATAAAATCGTTGCCATCTGCTTTATCAATATTGTCTTTAAAAACATTATTAAAAATCTGTTTATTAAATTCCATTTTTTTGTACATTCTAGATATATCCTTTTGAATTTGGATTTTTATGTTATTTGATAGTAATTTTTGCCTTTGTTCTTTATCTTCCTTTGTAGTACGTTCGAGTGAACCTATATATGTAAAAGCAATAAGGTCGTCTAATTTGTTAGTAATACCAGGTATTACTTTAACAATTTCCACATCTTTATTTTTAGTTATTCTACGCATGATGGATGATCTGTTTACTAACTGTTTAATTTTATAATCTAAATTATTAGTATTAAAAAAATTGTTGAGTTCTACATTAGTATTTGTAGATTTAATATCAGGAGATAATTTTTCTCTAATTGTAGCTAATATTCCTTCATTTGAAGCAGGTAACTCTTCTTTTTTTCTATATTCTTTATCATAACCATTTATTGGTAGTTCTGGTTTTGTGGTTGTGGTTGTATTTGCGTTTTGAGGATTTTCATTTTCTTTGTTTTCTTTGTTCTCTTTATTTTGTTGTTTTTCTTTTTTGGTTGTACTATTTGAACGTTGGCGTTTTAAAATACTTGTATTTTTACTTGTAGTACTTTTACTTGACGTACTCATATTATAATATAACATTATAACCACGCCAAAATATAATAATTTATATATTATATCTTTATTAGTGTGTGTATTATTTATGTATTACATACATTAAACATCACATATTGCATATCAGCTAGATTCATAAAATAATATTAATCACACAACTACTGGAAATGATTTAAATAATTATTTAGTAACATATTATATAAATTATTAATGACACGAACCAAAGATTCTAAAGAATTATTAAAATATTTAAATACCAATTTTAAAGGTAACGAATACAATACAAAAAAAGGTAGTAAAAAAATATTCCGTGAAATATACGATAATATTGCAGAAGGTATGATATTTGTACAAAACGAAAAAAAACGCTTAAAAAAAAGAGGATTTTATAACGTTGATTATGATATTATTGAAACAGAGAGCGACATACCTTTTCCGACTAAATTTACATATAACGCGTTCCCAAGCGAAATTAGAAAACATATTAATGAGAGAGCATTTAGTAAACTAAAATATACATTCAACATGTTTCAACGTAAAATAAATATAATTTTTGTTTCAGAAGAAAATCTGCAAAGTAAGATACCAACATATAATCATTATGTTGATAATATGCTGTCCTGGTTATATATTGTGAATGAATACTCTTCGTCACGATGTAACCGTCAAATTACAATCTACATATATTTAACGACTCACAAAAAAGAATTGCCGAAAAGACAAATGGAAGTGTTAGACCAAATACACGTGAACACAGCATTTACATATCCATGTACAGGAGAATCTGAAATAGTACTATTTCGTCGTGAAGAATGGTTTAAATGTTTTATTCATGAAACGTTCCATAGTTTTGGTTTAGATTTTTGTGATTCTGTTAATAATATTTGTGAACATGAAATAAAACAGATATTTGGAGTTAATACGCAGGTAAATTTATTTGAAAGCTATACTGAATTTTGGGCTAGAATTATAAATACAGCTTTCTGTTGTTATAATAGTTTACAAGATAAATACTTTGATGAATTTTTCGATTTATTCCCATTAATGTTTAATTATGAAATACAGTTTAGTTTTATTCAATTAATCAAAGTGTTAGACCATATGGGACTTACATATAGGTCATTATATACAAACGATGAATACAGCGTAGCATCGAGAAATACATTATACAAGGAAAAATCGTCTATATTAGCCTACTATGTAATAACAACTGTGTTAATGAATAATTATACATCATTTTTGATGTGGTGTAGTAAAAGTAATCTAAATTTATTTCAATTCAAAAAAACACCTGCTAACGAAAAAGCATTTTGTACTTTTATACGACGTAATTATAAAACCAAACATTTTTTGGCGAATTTAGATAACACATATAAAATACTGCATAATAAAAAGAAACAATTACCAACTCTATGTTATAAAACATTACGTATGACTGTTATAGAGAATGTGTGAATATAATTGATTGCGATGATTATTGGAAAATAATAAAAAAAATGAATTAAATAGTATAATATAGTGTAATCATAATACTATATTATAAAATGACAACACACACAGACAATTTAAAAGCATTATCAAAACAGCAATTGGTAGATGACGATACGACACTTGCATTTTACAAGCTATGTAGTGATTGTAATCTAGCTGGTCTTATGGATACCTTTGGAGATTTGTCCGATACAACCAATATTGACATAAATTACGCGTATTACATGGTATATCACAAATTGGCTAATAATAATGATAATAATAATAATAACTCACCCATTCTAACATGGTTACTCGAATTAGATTCAAATATCGATTATAACAGAATTGCCGATGATTATACAGCTGACGAATCTATACCAAATGATGCGTTACGATTGGCATGTTTCGCAGGTCATTATAAAGTTGCAAAATGGCTATTGGAAGAAGAACCTTATTTATCTAGTTTCAAAAACAGATGTAATATATGCGACATATTCAAAATAACTTGCTACAACGGTAATTTAGATATTAGCAAAATGATATTTGAATTATTAGCAGATTATATTAGTGAAAGGAATCTCATTCTTAATGAAGCATACCAAAATGCCATGAGTAATCAAAACGCAGAAACAACGAAATGGTTACTTGAAATTAATCCAAATATAAACACTACACAAATATGTAATTAAAACAAAACAAAACAAAACAAAATATAACAAAACAAATAAAAATATCCAAAAATAACAACGAACCAAAAATAACAACGAACCAAAAATAACAAAAAGCCAGGAACCTGAAAATAAATAAAGGTTCTTAGTTTTTTTATTCAATTAATCAAAGTGCTATCATGTATCTAGAGCTACATAATAATAAAAAAAAGTGAATTAAATAGTATAATGTAGTGTAATCATAATATTATATTATAAAATGACAATAGCCTGTGATAATTTAAAAGCCTTAACAAAACAGCAATTGGTGGATAAGTGTTTGACACTTGGTATTAAAAAGTGCAAATCAAAAAGTAAAAAAGATTTGATATTATTGCTTAATGATACACAGACAGATAAGACAGATCAAGAACAATCGGATCAAGCAGAACACGCAGAACAAGCAGTTAATGTTGAATTAGTTATTCAGGAGGATGAGAGTAACAAGGTAACTAATGAACACAATAATGAGTCAAATAATGAGTCAAATAATGAAGTTTGTGAAAATAGTGTCAAAAAACAACTAACCAAACAAGAATTAAAAGAACAAAGAGAAAAAATGTTGGTTGATATAGATAAAGAAAACACCGATAATTATAATAGTAACAACATCAATTTATATTTTGGTGATTGTATGCACGAAATGAATAAAATAGAAGACAATAGTGTAGATTTGATATTATGTGATTTGCCTTATGGTACTACGAAATGTAAATGGGATACACAGATAGATTTGACTGATTTATGGAAACATTACAGACGAATTATTAAAAAGCCGACGGGTGTAATACTATTATTTGGTCAACAGCCATTCACTAGTAGGTTAATATCCTCTAATTACGAATGGTTTAAATACAATCTAATATGGAAAAAAAATAAAACCACGCAATTTCTATTGGCGAATTATAGACCTATGAAGTGTACGGAAGACATATGTGTATTCTCAAAAGGTGGTGCAGCTGCAGCATCCAGAAGTACTGGTAACATGACATATAATCCTCAAGGGTTAATACCGACAAATATAAAAAAGAAAAATAGTAAAGAAAGAATAGGTAAGATGTTGAATCAGGAACATCATTTGGGTAAAAATAATAAGTTGATTGGGAATAGTGAGTATACTCAGAATTTTACGAATTATCCGAATGAGCTTATAGAGTTTGATATTGAGTTTGACACTATACATGAAACACAAAAACCAGTAGGGTTGACGGAGTACTTGATTAAGACATATTCGAATGAAGGCGACCTTGTATTGGATAACACTATGGGATCAGGTACAACTGGTGTAGGATGTTTGAATACTAACAGACGGTTTATAGGTATAGAAAAAGAAGCCAAATATTTCAAGTTATCGAAATATCGTATTTTACCTAAGGCATTTAAACCAAACGTAAATAAATAATGAATTAGAAAAATAATGAATTAGAAAAAAATAAATAAATTAATAGTTAAGGTTAATAATTAAATTACATAGTTAAGGTTAATAATTAAATTACATAGTTAAGGTTAATAGTTAAACAATAGTTAATGTTCCGTCTTCGTTTTGGACAATTTTATTTTTTTCCGTTTTTAACAAATAATTTACAGCGTTCAATAACCCTTGTACATTATCGCCAAGTATCCCCATGCTTCTGTTGCAGGAATTACAACAGTAACCTCTGAAGATGTTTAGTTCGTGACAGTGATCGAACACTAGACAGTTACCTTTTGATGGAGGTTTGTTGCATACAGCACATAATGTTCCTTCAGGTGCCACATAAGGAATACCTAGGTCCTTTGCTTTTTTTTTAGCTTCGTTTTTACCCTTTGAAACGCTCCTAGTACACACAATACACTCTGGTCTGCGCAATCTGTATCCGTCTCTGTCAAAAGCATCTGTTCCAGATGTATTACCTCTGAAATCAACGAGTGTTTTTGTCACTTGACATTTGGAACAAACCTTGGATTGTGTTTTAGCCCAGTCATACTCTTCTTGTGCTGTTTTGAATTTGCATTTAGTAGTCTGTCTTGTGTAATTATCTAGTTCTGTTTTGGTGAATTTTTGAAGCTCTACAACTTGGACCTCAACTGGTTTTGGTTGTTGTTCTAATTCTGGTTTTGCTTCAATTTGTGATTCTTTGGTTTGTAGTTCACTTGATTCATGTAGGTATGCATCGGGTTCTGGTTTTGCTTCAAGGGATTCTTCTTTGGTTGATTGTGTTTTTGATTCTGCTGTTTCGTAAGATGTTGTCTTAATAGCGTCTAAAATAATCTCTTCTATTATTGCACTTGCGATTGATTCTCTATTATTATCTACTTCTGTATCTATTTTGATAATCATTTTTTCGTCTGCCGTATAATCGGGTGTCTGAATAATGGGTGTTATCTTAGGTACACAAGTAGTTGTAGTCATGTTTGCGACGTTATTACTGATACTAATTGTGGTTTCCATTTTTGATTTTTGCATGCAGGTATAGCTATAGGTTGTTATTTTACTTGTATGCATTAATAGAACATAAATGGTTTCATTTTTTTTTAATCTATGTAGTGTTCGTATATGTCTGTACATTCTATCCTTTTTTTGTAAAGTTAAAAATATAGAAATGGATTCATTTTTTTAATCTATGTAGCGTTCGTATATGTATTGGTACATCTCCATTACTTCCAAAATGGTCCTGATTCTAAAACTATGTTTTCTTCGCCGTGTACATGTACCATGGCTTGGTGCAACAAAGTAATCTCTTCTGGTGAGAGTTTGTAACAACCGCCAGGTGTAATAAGACATTTACGATTCCATCTAACCTGTTTTATTTTACTGTTATCTGTCGTACTATGTAATACATCTTCTTCAAAAGGAATACAGAACCCACCTTCGGCTCGATCTAACATGTGAATAGTATTCCATTCGGGTTCTTTTTTATTATTATAGAAAGAACATATATCATTATAATTTACAGTAGCAATATTTACTTTAATATGCACCATTTGTTATTTGTTATGTATATATAATTATATGACACTAAGTGTTTATATCAATTCATTATATACATTTAACCAATCAAATGTATACCCATATATGGTCTGTTGTGTGGATTGTGTTATCTATTTAACGAGACCTGATACTTGAAGTATAAAAAGGTATTTTAAATAAAAATGAATGAACGTAAGTGATATTTGGTATCCGTTAGTAATATAAATTAATTTAAAATATATGGGAATACGTAATCTAAATAAATTAATAAAAAAAAAATGCTCAAATACAATACATAAAAATACACTTGGTGAATTATCGAATAAAATAATTGTTGTAGATATTAGTGTTTATATATTTAAATTTTCAATCGATAATGGTTTAATAGATAACATGTACATTATGTTGTCTTTATTCAAAAAATATAATATAATTCCGTTATTTATTTTTGACGGTAAGCGTCCAGAGGAAAAAAAGGATTTACTACTTCAACGAAGACAAGAGAGAGCTAAGATTAAAAGAAAATATGATGATTTGAAATGTAAGCTTGATAACTGGGATAGTGATAGTGATATTAATAAAGAGGAAATACTTAACAATATGCAAACGTTAAATAAGAAATTGGTTGTCATAACGAAAAATGATTTTAGTAATGTAAAACGGCTAATAAATGCGTTTGGTTATACGTATTATGATGCACCAACAGAGGCTGACGAATTGTGCTCTTATTTGTGTCTAACAGGACACGCATGGGGATGTTTAAGCGAAGATATGGATATGTTTGTTTATGGGTGCCCAAGAGTAATACGATGCTTGAACATAATGGAGAATTCTGCGGTGTTATATAATACAGAACAATTAGTAAAATGTTTGAATTTGAACCAGGAAGAGTTGCGTCGTATTTGTGTTTTAGCAGGTACCGACTACAATATAGACAAGAATTGTGATTTATACAAAAGTATAGAATTGATGGAAAAATTTAAAAATGTCACCAAATGTGAAGATGAAGACCATGACTTTTATAGTTGGGTTCATAAAAATACCGATTATATAGACGACTTGCAGCAAATAAATAAAATAAATCATATGTTTGAGTATGGTTATTTAAAGGATAAACTAGAAATTGAGAATTACAATATTGTTTGCAATTATGAAGTAAATACTCTTGAAGTCCAACATTTACTCTCTCAAGCAGGATTCATCTTTGCATAACTATAACAGAAAGCTGATATTAATAATGAGATAATTAAATAAAAAATAAAAATAAAAATAAATTTCAAAAATAAAAACATTAGTAAATACGATAAATTACATAATAATATTATTTTTTTACGTAATTAAGTTAAAAAAAAATAATGTACATATAATAGGGATGGATTTAGAAAAAAATAAATATTCACTAGAAGTTTTGAAACAAAATATTTATTTGTTGAATTTAGTGGATATTCTAAGGACGCAGAGATTGACCGCCAGATTTGTAGTTCATTACATTTTAAATAACATTTATCAACTTAAAAAAGAAGAACAATATATTACTATGGAGGATGTAATTAAATACCAGTCACATATAACGATGTCATCACTTATTAATGAACAACTGTTATACGAATCAGGTGCAGATAGTATAGAAGATTTTGAAGAAGTATCAAAAAAATAATTATATCCATTCAAGGACTGGGTCATTAATATTGATTTGCTGCCCAGATGCAAATTGAGGTATTTGGCTGTGGTTAGATTTTTTTAATTTGTCACGCATCTGTTGTAAAAGTGTCGACCATAATAATTTTTGGTTACTATTATTGGAACCGTTATTGGAATCGTTATTGGAATCGTTTTCTTCAAGAGTGGTTAGAAATGCCCATGTCATAGCACCTCTCCAGGTACCATCTATGTAGCTATCAGAGCTAGTAGTACTATCTGAACATCCACTTATCATAATGACTTGCCCTTTTGTTTCTTCGCATGCATTATTTTCCGTATGACTATTATAATTTTCACTATCATAGTAGTTATATTTCAAATCAGCAATAGTTCCACTATGACAACAATCCATAAGTAAGAACAAAGTAACTCCAGATTTTAAATGCTTATCAATAATATCTTTAATCTCATCATCCGATATGTATTCTAGGTTAGATGAAACCAATACTTCGTCCTGGTTATCTTTTTCGTCGTTATTTTTATCATCCATGTAACTACCATGTCCGCTATAAGAAAAAAAACATACATCACCTGTGTTGGATGAATCTAGCATAGTAATCAACTGATTTATAATATTGTTTTTGGTTGGATTGTCTGCAGAGGCGTTTTCGTCGGTAAGTATTTTAATTTCATCGAAAGATTTTGAAATACGATTATTTAAGTAATTTGCATCGTTAATACAACCGTATAATGTATAATTAGTATTTAAATAATTAATACCAACAAGTAAAGCTCTTTTTTTGTTTGTTGCTTGGTAATTATTCTCGATTGTTTGTATTTGTTCTTGTAACCACAACTTAAGTTTTTGAATAATTTGTTTGTATTTGTTATTAATTAACTGGATTAATATGTTTCTTATTTGGACGTTATAACGGTACTTAGCACGTATGAATTTACTTACTCTTCTGTATTTATTAATAACTTGTTGGACAGTATTAATATACTGGGTGTATACATTAACTATTTCTTTCATTTTTGTTACCATTTGTGTAGTATACCAATATATAATTTTTTACCAATAAAATTACTGATAATAATATTTTTTAAAAACAAAAAAAATATTATTTGTTTGTTTGTTTATTTGTTTGTTTGTTTGTTTATTTGTTTATTTGTTTATTTATAAATAATTGTTTAAACACTAGTAGAAGCCGCAGCCGCAGCCGCAGCAGCAGCAGCCTCAGATGCCTTCTGGAAGTGAGGAGACATGAATCTTTGAAGGTTGAAGTATGTTAGCTCATCAGTTGTATTCAACTTCAATAGTTGAGCAAGCTTGGAATCAGCGTTAATCTTTCTTCCGTTTGAGGAATCTTGAAGATTGTTACTGCGGATATACTTGTTGATATCTCTGGTGACTTCAGTTCTTGCCATTTCACTCCCTAGTGGCTTATCAAGGAACTTTGCCAATTCATCAGAAATCTTAGTGGGCTTAACAAATCCAGAAGGGGCTCTGTTTCCTGCCTTTCTCTTTTTCTTAGAAGATAGCTTTTGTGCGGCCTTCAATTCACGAGTCCACTTCTTCTCAAGAACTCTGTACTCAGTTTTCAAGGAAGAAATCATACTGTTGATTTGTTGGAGCTTAGCAAGGAATTCGTTGGAAGCATCTACCAAACTATCTGTAGCGGTTTCAGCTTCATCAACTTGGATGATAGTGTTTTCACTCTTGACCTCAACCTTGGTTTCGGTCTTTGCTGGCTTAACGGCTGTTTCTTGTTTAACAGCGGTCTTTGTCTTCTTTACTACAGTTGCCTGAACAGGGGCAGGAGTGGATGCGGTGGTGGTTGTTGCTTTTGTCGTCTTAGTTGTTCTAGCCATCTTATTATACTATAGATAAACAAAAACTTTTTAAGCAGTTTAACGCAATTATATATTTATTTATGACTTACAAGGTATTGTTTCTAAATATTTGAGATTCATATTTGGCACGCAAAAATTAACTATAATTAACGGACTCATATAGCCAAGGTAAAGATAATGCGGCTTCCTGATTGACCAAAGTAAGGGCTGAAAGAATATATAATGCTCCTAAATTTTTGCTGGAATTATTAATTCCATTATATACCATTCGTTCCATACAGTTCATTATTTGTAATTTCATAATAATATCTGTTGTGTTGGAATTTTGTAGCTGAACTGTATTAATATCATAGAATGGGTTGCCAACAGGTGGACAGATTTGTCTGCGTGTTTCAATAGTGATTTGCGACCGATAACCCCAAATGTCGATTAATTCTCTTGTAAATTTCATACATTCGCTTCTGGATAAAGATAAAAACCATGAATAATTTGTATAATTTCCTAATTCGTCTATAGCTTGAAATAGATTTATGCATCTGTTATCTAATTGTTGATATGTTGATAATGATGCTGTTAATTCTTTGTTATCATCTTCTAATGAAATATCGACTTTTATATCATAAATGCTTTTTGCAATTTTAATTATCGATTTCATATCATCCAAGGTTTTTTTAGGAATTTCATTACGATTATAAGGGTTTAATACAACTCCTTTGGATTTAGATACTTTACTGTGGTTATATAATGATTTTAAAGAGCAACCATATACAAAACCGTCCAAACACTTGAAACTAATAAAGTCGTGAAGAACAATTTCTTCTATTGGTTCTAAAGACACGAAATCGGCGGGATTATTGCAAATAGAACGTTGTTTCCATGCTGGACCATGCATAGAGTTGTATTTACGTTGTAATTTACCTCTGAATGTCTTTTGGAGATTAATTATAAATCTAGATAGGTACAGATAAGTGTAAATACGTGCGAATATTTCTTCCTTGTTACCCGTAGTTTTAAGGTTGTAATTAGCTAAAAATCCCTTTAATTGCTTTATATTGAAGTTATAATCAAATAATAAATTATAATTATTTGTGTCTGGTATAGTAATATCATCATCATTAATTTTATTTTTATTTTTTTTTAATGTGTAGCTATTTTTTACATTTTTAGTATAACAGGTAATAAAACTATCTAAATCTGATTTTTTTAGAACTCTATTTTCCCTGTTATTATATTTATTTTCACAATAATTCATTTTGTATATATTATATATATTATACCAAGAAATATTTATATATATATATATCTTTATTATTATATCTAACATCTAATATTACAGTTACTATTTAGGTAACAAAAATAATATGTATTTTATGTTATTTTACACATCGTTTTTATTTAATTTGTTATTATCGCGATACACTTTTCTGTATACGAATCTTTTTGGGAAGTAAAATTAATATTGATAAATTTGTTTATTCATCTAACAAACTATATATTCACTAGTCAATTGGACAACCCCTGAATATATGTAGTTTGAATAGTGTACAATATATAAGTTATAATATACGTTAATTAATGCATCTGATTAATAAAAAGGAAGTAAAAAAGAAGTGTAAATTAATTATGGGTATTTATTAATGGTGTTATTAATTTAGATAACAAATAAAAAAAAAATGATTTAAAGATGAGACCATAGTATATATCATAATAATAAAAGAATGACAACAAACGCAATCATCGACGGAACACAAATTGATACTTCAGTATTTTCATACTCTCAACCTAAGGCACATTCCTCAGGTGGAAAAGTTATAAATCTGTATAATAAAAACTCTAGAGAATCCCTTACTATTTCTACACCACTATTATTGACATGGGGTGCTCAAGAAAGTAAAGACCAACAAGGTAATCCTCTAGGCAAATGGACTATGTCTTTACAATTCCCAAGTAAAGATTATCCTAATCAAGCAGGTGAACAATTCTTGGAATCTATGAAGCAGCTAGAAATGAAGGTAAAACAAGATGCTATGGCACATTCAAAAGAATGGTTTGGTAAGAGCATTACTAGTTCGGAAGTTATGGATGAGAAATTTAATGTCATGCTAAGATACCCTAAAATCAAAGGTACATTAGAACCAGATTATGACAGAGCACCTACTATGACAGTAAAACTTCCTTGCTGGAGTGGTGTATGGAAGTCGGAGATTTACGATGAAGAAGGTGAGCCATTATATGTGAATGGTAAGACAAACAGCCATCTAAATCCTCTAGAGTTCTTGACATCCAAATCACAGGTAATTACACTCATACAGTGTGGGGGTCTATGGTTTGTAAACGGTAAAGTATCTATTACATGGAACCTGAAACAAGCTATGGTAAAAAGACCTTCTAGTTCTTTATCTGGTAGGTGTTTGTTGACACCTAATACCGAAGATATGAACAAACTAAAAACATCAGAAGTAGTTGAACAACCAGTCAATCAAGAAGTTAATGAAGTGGCTACAACAGTAGTAGAAGATAGCGAGGATGAAGAAGAAGCTGAAGAAGAAGAAGAAGAGGTAGTAAGAGAACCTGAACCAGTAAAAGAACCAGAGACAGAACCAGTTGTAGAGAAGAAAAAGAAGATTCTCAAGAAAAAAGCACCAGTAGCTAAAAAGTAAATTTTAAGATTTAAATAAAGTAGTAATAAATAATAAAATAAATAGCAATATTTATTTTTTATATGAAATCATTTATTTTTTCATATAAAATTATGTCAACATTTTATAATTCTTATTCAATTATATTCAAATACTTATTATAATTATTATAATTACATAATTATTATAATTTTTTAATGGTTAATTATTCAACCAAATTTATTTTCACAATAAGGTCTGCCATTTCCGTCACATCGTATATATCATCTTTTATTTTAGTTAACCCTTTATTTTTTACTCTATAATATTGCTCAGATTTCATATACAGTTCACTTACAGGTATCTGTATACTTCTTTTACTCAGTTTTATTTCAACGCATTCATTTTTTAAAATCATGTTAGCGATCTCATTCGAATTTATAAAGAGTTCATAGTAAATATTGTTATCATCATCAAACCATATATGCTGTGGCAATTCTGGTTCGCAAATAACTATAACATCACATCCAGAGTTGTCAAAATAGAGTTCATTATGCCATAATGGTACTAGGAATAATTTGTCATCAATATACAGCTTATACAAATTATGTTCAAGCATATCTTCTAAGCTTGGATTTAATTTATAAACACTTACTTCATCGTATTTTTTCACTACTATATTTCTTATGTCATTTAGTAGTTCAACAGAAATGTGTAGTATGTTTCTGTTAGCTGATAGAAAATCGTATATATGAATAGTGGCATCTTTACTAATATTATCAAATAATTTACTAGATACCTTCTGACACCCAGTAACAATCTCTTTTACTATATTTAATATCATTTCATCGTAAGATCCGCTAAATATGTTTTGGACAAACCCTTGCAATATATCTGTATAAATATCGCTAGGTGTGCGTTTATTATTAGCGTTATTTTTTGGACTATCATTATTGGAACCTGTCTTTTTATGATGTTTTATTTCGCTGTCTAGAAAAATATATGCGTCTTTTATTTTTTGAAAATACTCGTTTGATTCAGGTGTATTGTTATTTTTATCTGGGTGGTATTTCAAAGCCAATTTATGATATCTTTTTTTCAAAAAATCTTCGTCTATATTTTCAAATATGTAAGGCGACGCTTTATCATAATCTATTTCTAATAATTGGAATGCTTCAGTATAATTCATAGATGTATTACGAAACATTATTTAAATCTTTATTAAATTACTATTGAATTATATTTTGTTGTGCAAATAAAATATAATTATATACTATATAAATGACAATAAGGACTAGTGCTATTTTCTACAGACGTGGTCTTCCTAATTCATACAACAACTTTGCCCATATTGCACAGACAAATAATACTGTTGTTGTTCCTATGTATAAATACATAAAAGGATACAATTTTTATAACCGTATGCCCGTAAGTACCCGTTTGCTTACCTATCGTGGCGCTCTATATCCATGGAATAATTAGAATTATTAGAATTATATATTTATCCTGTATAAGTTAATCTACAACTATAAATATATATTTTCCCTTTTATTTTTATAGTATAAAATAGATACTACAACAGAAAAGTGTACAAGCAACAACATGTGTTTTATTATGTTACGTTAAATTTATTTTTAATTTATGGTTAATTTTCATATCCCCAAGGCCATACAATTATCGGGTGATTAGATGTACATTCATAATGAAAGTCATATTGATATTTATTTAAGTTCGTTACAATACAAACAGGGTAAACCGATAGCGTTTTTTTTTTATTCATTAAATACTTTATAGTTTCTAACGTTGTTTTACCTGAACTTATTAGTTCATCTACTAATAAGATTCTTTTACCTGCAATATTCTCAGTTGTGTCATCACATAATTGGTATTCTTCGTCGGATTGTTTACCATTAACGATAATCTCATCCAATATACCATATACATTTTTATTACAACTATATTTTTTATCTGATAATTTGATTGTAAAACAAGGCAAGTTCATTTTATTTGCCATATAAGGAGCAATTATTGCACCACCTGATTTTATTCCTACAATACAATCAAATTTACGATTTCCTAGTTTGTCAATTAATTTATCCATACGTTTTTCTATTTCTTCCCATGACATGTACAACTGAAAATCTAAATATGGCGCCATTATTATATGAGAATATTTGCTTATTAATGATACATTTTTTTTATTGTTAATAGTGTTTATCGTCATAGGGTCTATCCATTTTGGTAACGGTTTTGATAGTTTTATTTCAAGTATTAAAAGTATAATAGTTACTGTTATGAATACAACTATAATAGGTACTAAAAAAACAGTTGGCTTAAATTGTAACAATTTATAAATATAAAAATAGATTATACCGATTATAAAACCACCAATAACTTGCATTAATGTATTCATATTATATATTATACGTATCAATCCAGTTAACATAATAACTAATACAGCTACTGGTAAAGATATTAATTTGAATGTATACAATAGTAAAGTCATGACTGTCACTCCTTCTGTGTACCCAGATGTAAACCCTAGACAACTTAATACGGGAGAAGAATCTTTGCACGATTCCAGCGGACGTTTACAGTATTCAACCCCTAATATTTCATTCATTAAATACTTGAAATATGGGTTTGTTATAAAAAACATAAAAAATGCCAAATAAATTATAAGAAACCAATAATGTTTTTGTTTTCTCATATAAACTATTGTTAAAATAATGTAGTTATAAAAAAAATGAAACAAAATGAAACAAAGTGATTTAGAATACAAATTATTAGATTAATAGAGTACTTGGTTAACACATTTAAAAGACAACACACTAAACACGAACCTTAATATAGAACTCCAAAAAATGAACTTGTTTATCTTATCGCTATGTCCAAAAGAAATCGCGGAGTTTATGATGGACAAACACGTGAGTAAAATATTATTGGAGGCAGTACAGATGTTGTGTTCTAGTAGGCGAATCTTGATGCCCGACGACGGCGAAGTGAACCAGAAATTGTACAAATTAGCGCACAAAAATCATCCAGTTACTATTTGGTGCAGAACCTCCAGAGCCAACTTTGAATGGACCTTGGATTTGATTGACTGTCTACATAACGAATGGAAGTACAGATACAAACATCCTGAATCCATGACACATAAATCGTATGTAATTGCAGCTTACCTGAGACAGAACGTTCCGCCTTCAGATAGGTTCGCAGAGACAGGATTAACACGCTTCGCATTAGCTATGCCCGATGATTACAAGACAGACGACCCTATAGTGTCGTATCGAAATTATTACATGTCTGTACCCAAGCAACAAATCGCCACATGGAACAAAGGACGAAGCAAACCTGAATGGTATAAAATCAAAAAAATGACACCATATTTATAATATTTGTATTATTTACAATTCGTATACTATTTTAATAATTTTAAGTATGTAATTTTCTAAATGATAAATAGGTCTATAATTATTGTTGTAATATTTAAAAAATTCGTATGATTTTTTTATGGTCTGACTCATTTTTTGGTTGTCCAACAACCCTTTGCTTTCTAATTCGTTAATAATATACCAGATGCTCTCTGAGACATTTATGTCGTATATGAATAAATCATATAACACGTCACGCAGTTGATAAAAGCACATATCTTCATAGTTTGTAATGTTGTTGATAATTTTATCGCATATTATTTTGTGTGGTAGCATAATATTATTGTTTTGTTTTAATATTAACCCTTTCATATTTGTGATGTCCTTTGCATTTGTGTTTTTGATTGTCACAGTTCTGTTTTTTTTCAAGCATTTGTTATAATTTGTCATGGTTGGTCTAGCAACAGATATTATTTTACAACAATTAATTATGTTTTCTGGTATAAAACTTATTTCAGATGTTAGAATAATGAACTTTAGATGTATTCCTAAAGAATAGTTGTTTTGCATGTAACTATAAAAACATTCTAATAACTCGCTGGGAATTAGATTGAAGAATTTACATACAATAAATCCTATTCTTTCCTTTTTTGCTGAAATGCTATCGATTATATGTGAAAAAATATCATTCCATAATAATTTTGAATTGCATCCCAGTAATGACATATCTATCTCATAATGGATATCGCTTATTTTTACAAAATAGTTGTTCTTTTGAAATATCACGCATATTTTTTTTTCATATTTTAGGCTGCTTGGACTGTACCTAGATATTAACTTTAGCATTTGACTATACTTACCAACACCGTTCGGACCATAAAATATTAAATTGCTAACTTCAGCGATATTTGATGGAAAGTTATTGAACGTATCTAGTAGTTTTGGATGTAAGTTATTCTTATCGACACTATTAATATATTCATCAAAATGGGTTTCCATTAGTTTCATAATTACACTATGTTAGATATAATATTCTTTGTTTAAATTTATTATTTTAATTAATATGATTGATACACAACGAAAATATCTTTATTCAGAATAAATGTAAACATAAGTAAGTTTATATATGTAAATAAATGAGTATCTATTGATATACATATATTTTGATTATTTATATAAATTATTTTTTATATAAAAAAATATATCTATGTATATAACATAATGACCAATAATACTAGTTATGGTGATTACGCTTTAGATAGTGTTACCACAGGTGTAAATAATACCGCTATAGGTACTAACGCTGAATTGACGAACATGACTGGTAATAATAATACTTTTGTTGGGGCTGGTTCTGGTTTGAATACAACAAGTGATATGAATACAGGTATAGGTTCTTCTGCTCTTGGATTGAATACAACAGGTACAAATAATACTTCTGTGGGTGCTGGTACTTTGTATCAAAATACTACAGGACACGATAATACTGCGGTTGGGAAAGAAAGTTTAGCTAATAATAGTGGTGGATTTCAGAATGTTGCTGTAGGTGCACATGCGTTAGCGACTAACAAAACAGGTAGTGTTAATACTGCTTTAGGATTTAACGCTTTATACAATAATGATGCATCCTATAATACTGCGGTAGGGTCTAGCGCTTTGTATAGTAATACTAGTGGTTATGATAATGTTGCTGTAGGTGTTGATGCTTTAGTAAGGAACACAACTGGTAATGTTAATACTGCCCTAGGAAATTTCAGTTTATATAATAACACTACTGGGGGAACTAATACTGGTTTAGGTGCTTTCTCACTATATGGCAATACTACTGGTATTCAGAATACTGGAGTAGGAAGTTACAGTTTACGTGCGAATACTACTGGTTATGATAATAATGCAGTAGGATATGAATCATTAAATAATAATACTACGGGTTATGCTAATAATGCATTAGGTCTTGCGTCATTATATTCCAACACAACAGGTATATTTAATACTGGTTTAGGTCATGCAGCATTATACGGTAACACTACTGGTGAGTATAATACTGGTGTAGGAAGTAGCGCTTTACATGATAATACTACTGGTGTTAATAATATTGCAGTAGGAAGTAACGCATTATATAATAATACTACAGGGTACGATAATAGTGCATTAGGTACAAATGCGTTAATTAGTAATACTACGGGTTATGCTAATAATGCATTAGGTCTTGCGTCATTATATTTCAACACAACAGGTATATATAATACTGGTTTAGGTCATGCAGCATTATACGGTAACACTACTGGTGAGTATAATACTGGTGTAGGAAGTAACGCTTTACATGATAATACTACTGGTGTTAATAATATTGCAGTAGGAAGTAACGCATTATATAATAATACTACAGGGGACAATAATGTTGCTGTAGGTACAAATGCGTTAATTAACAACAAAATAGGTAATGTGAATACTGCTGTAGGATTTGAATCATTATATAATAATGATGCATCCTATAATACTGCGGTAGGGTATCAAGCTTTATATGATAATACTACTGGTTATGATAATGTTGCTGTAGGTGTTGATGCTTTAGTAAGGAACACAACTGGTAATGTTAATACTGCCCTAGGAAATTTCAGTTTATATAATAACACTACTGGGGGAACTAATACTGGATTAGGTGCTTTCTCACTATATAGCAATACCATGGGGAATAATAATACTGGAGTAGGAAGTTACAGTTTACGTGTGAATACTACTGGTTATGATAATAATGCAGTAGGATATGAATCATTAAATAATAATACTACTGGATTTCAGAATGTTGCTGTAGGTGCACATGCGTTAGCGACTAACAAAACAGGTAGTGTTAATACTGCTTTAGGATTTAACGCTTTATACAGTAATGATGCATCCTATAATACTGCGGTAGGATTTCAAGCATTATATGATAATACTACTGGTTATGATAATGTTGCTGTAGGTGTTGATGCTTTAGTAAGGAACACAACTGGTAATGTTAATACTGCCCTAGGAAATTTCAGTTTATATAATAACACTACTGGGGGAACTAATACTGGATTAGGTGCTTTCTCACTATATAGCAATACCATGGGGAATAATAATACTGGAGTAGGAAGTTACAGTTTACGTGAGAATACTACTGGTTATGATAATAATGCAGTAGGATATGAATCATTAAATAATAATACTACTGGATTTCAGAATGTTGCTGTAGGTGTTAATTCGTTAGCGACTAACAAAACAGGTAGTGTTAATACTGCTGTAGGAGTTAACGCTTTATACACTAATGATGCATCCTATAATACTGCGGTAGGGTATAACGCTTTATATAATAATACTACTGGTTATGATAATGTTGCTGTAGGTGTTGATGCTTTAGTAAGGAACACAACTGGTAATGTTAATACTGCCCTAGGAAATTTCAGTTTATATAATAACACTACT